GTGATCGGCATGTGCGGGGCAAAGGTGATTTTCTGCTCGATCGCCGCCGGCGCGATCTCCGGCTTGAGCAACAGCGGCGACGGCGGTGCTGGCGAGCCCGCCGGTGCCGGCGGTGCCGCCATCGAGCGCACGACATCCCCCGGCGCCGGCTCACTGCTAAACAGCGACTTGGCAAAGGTCGACTTGCCCACCATCGCCCCCAGCGATTCGCCCCCCATCGCGCCCAGCATGGCACCGACCATGCCGCCCACCGCTGTGCCAAGGATAGGCACCACCGAACCGATCGCCGCGCCGGCAGCCGCACCGGCCATCGTGCCCGCCAGGCCACCGGCGGCGGCGCCGTAGCCTTCGCCCTTTTCGTCGTCGGTCTTGGCCGTGGTGAACGTCTCAAAAACCTTAACGCCCGCCTCGACCACCGTTTCGCCCGGTAGCGCCTTGCCCAGCTTGCCGAGCTTGCCCACCGTCCCGAGCACATCCTTAAAGCCCAGCCCGGCGGACGACGGCGGCGCCGCCAGGGGTGGCAATGGCGCCCTGGGGCGGCGTGACCGACGCGACGCACGCCGACTACCGCCCGCCGCGCCCGGCCCGCCCAAGTCCCCGGCGTTGACCACAAAGACCTTTTGAATGGACGCAGCCCCGGCCGGCTCGCCTGGCTGGCCCACGCCCAGGGCATCGAGCACTGTCCGGCCGGTGTCCACCGGACCACGACGGCCGCCGGCTGACGATGCCGGCGCCTCGGCGTCCGGGGCCCCGCCGTCACGCGCGCCAAACCGACCCCGGGCGACATTGAGCACCCCCCGGCCGATCTTGATGGTGTTCAGCACCGCCATGGCCGCCATCGCACTGGCGCCCAGGCCGGTCAGGCCCATGACCAGCGTCGGCGACGCATCGCTGATGCTGGTGATGCCCTTGGCCGCCGAGGCCAACTCGCTGGCCAGCGCGTCGGTGGCCGGCCGAATCGCATCACCGACGCTGCGCAACGCCTCGTTGCCCGCCTGCAGCGCTTCGCTCCACTTCTGTGACGAGGTGTCGCGGCGCTCGGCCAGGTTCTTGTCGAGAATCCCCGAAGCGCTGCCGGCTTTCGATTTCAGTTCGTCATACAGCGCCTTGTTTTGCACATAGGCGGCCAGCGCCGACTTGACCTGCATGTCCGCAAAAATGTCGCCTGTGCGTAACATCTGCTGAAGACTGGCAAGCATTTCCTTGGCCTTGGCCGGGTCCGTTTCCTTGTTAATCTTGGCCGTGGCCTCGGCCATCTCCTGGGCCTTTTTCGGGTCGGTCGCTTCGATGTACTTCTTGGCCAGGCCAAAACTTGCCTCCAGCGTCGACATGCCGTTCTGAATGCCATCAGCGAGCGATTTGTCGTAATCAATGCCGACGTCGTTGTACGCTTTGACGACGTCCCCCGATCCGATTTTCTCGACCCAGTTTTTCAGGTTGTTGGCCGCCTCGTCGGCGCTGCCGGCGGTTTTCATTTGCACCTGGAGCATGGCCCCGAGCTGGGTCACCGCGTCCATGCCGGTGATCCCTTGGCTGGCCATGCCGGTCAGCAACTGCGGAAACCAGCGCGCCATGTCGCTGGCCTCAAAGCTGCCCGCCTGGCCTTGATAGGCCACCGCTTCCAAGGCCTTTTCCAACACCTTGGGGTCGGTAATCTTGGCGTTGCTTTGCAGCGCAAAGATCATCTTGGCCGTGTCGACACCGGTCGAGCCCTGGCCGATCACGAACTTGGCCGCTACCGGGGCGAACTCCAGCGCCTGGCGCAGCTCCATGCCGGCGCCAACCAACTGGTTCACCACATCAGCCACGTCGTTGCGACCCATGCCGACGTCTTGCGAGGTCTGAATGACCTGGCGCGACATCTGCGCTTCCTGGTCGGTCCTAGCCACCCCGGCCTTGATCGCGATGTCCCGAATGATCGCCTGATAGTCCGCGCTGACCTTGGTCGGGATCGCCATCAGCCCCATGCCGACCGAGGCTTGCGCAATGCCGTCGCGCAAGCCCTGCTTGCCCTGGTCAATCTGGTGGCGCCCCTTGGCCTGTAGCTCGGCACTGCGCCCGGCCCGGCCCAGGCGATCGTACTCACGCGCCAGGCGCCCGACCTCGACGCCCTCCTTGCGCAACACAGTGAGGTTGTTTTCGAGGCGCTTCAACAGCGCCGAGGCGCCTTTCTCGCCCGCGTCATGGGCCTTTTTCCACTCATCGCGCAGGCGCATGGTCTCGCCGATACTGCTTTGCAGGACCCGCGCCTTTTTGCCCTTGTCGCTCAGCGACTTGACGCGGTTTTCCACTTCCCGGAATGCGGCGCCCACGGTCGAGCTGACCGCGCCGCCGATCACCAGGCCGAGCGCCATCTTGTTTGCCATAGGAATGCCCTGTTACGCGTAACGAAGGGAAAGGCTCAATCCGTGAGCCACCAAAGCATGCGGTCGAACCGCATGGCTTCGATTTCGCTGGCTGAGAAATGCGTCTCCCGGGCCAGCCGTTTGGCCACCGCCTTAATTGTCGTAGGGGTAAGGCTCATCATCCTCGACCAGGCGAAAATAGCCGGCCTGGATGCGGTTGTAGTCCACGATCGTCAGCGCCTCCATGTCCTTGGTGCCGGCGTCCGCCAGGGAGGCAAACAGGATCACCTCGCGCTTTTCCGCATCGCCAGCGGATTGCAGGGTGGCGGCGCGCAAATCGGCCACCGTGGGCGCGCGCAGGATAACGCGCTGGACTTTCACCTGGTTGATGTCCGAAGCCTTGCGCAAGGTGATGTTTGCGCCCTCGTCGGTCAGCTCCAGCCAGCTTGGCAGTTTCTTGGCAGTTGTCATCGTCTTACTCCTTAAATGCCCAGGGCGGCGCGTTCATCGGCCAGTTGATCCACGCCATCAATGACGCGCACGCAGTTGACCGGGTCGATTTCGAACATCACCCGGCCGTCGATTTCCAGCTTGTAATAGGTCACGGACACCGCGTATTTGAACTCGGCTTTTTCGCCCGCCTTCCAGTCTCCGGGATCGACTTCACGCAGGCCGCCACGCAGGGTGGCCACCACCGCCTTGGTCGCGCCCTTCTGGCCCTTGAACGCGCCCCGGAACGACGCGTTAAAGCCGGTCTGATCGAAGGCGCCGAAGTGCTTCAGCACCTCGCGGCGCACGCCGTTGGTGGTGAAACTGGCTTCCAGCTTCTCCAGACCCATGTCCATGTCGATCGGCGCATCCATACCGCCGGCGCGGTATTCCTCGACCTTGACCGTGAGCTTGGGCAAATTCAGGCTCGGAACATCGCCTTGCAGACTGCTACCGCCGACGAACATATTGGTGTTGTGCAGTACTTCAGGAATCATGTGCGCGCCTCCTTAGGCTACGTCGAGAACTTCGGTCATCCACTGATTGGTTACCTCGACCTCAAAGATCGGGTTTTCCGCCGGCGGCACATCAGAGAAACGAATCGACCAGACCACTTTGCCCTGCTCGATCTGGCTCGCGGTGTTGCGCTCGGGGTCGGCAAACACTTCGAAGTTGATCACCGCGCCCTGGGCCTTGAGGTCGCGCATAAAGGCGTTGAGGCCTTCGGTCACTTCCTTGATGTACGTCTTGGTGATGCCCAGGTCGACCGCCCAACGGTGGCCCGCCTGAATCGCCGCCATGACCATGTCCACGGTGCGCACACGGGTGACAAACGACCATTTCGGGTCGCTGGACAAGGTGCGGTTGCCCCACAGGCGATAACCACCGTCGCGAATGATGGTGGTGACATTGGCGTTGTTGAGCACGTTGGCCCGGCAGGACGGATCGTTGTCCAGATACTCCACGGCGCGGCCGGTGCCGGTGACGCCGGCAATTTCCTTGTTCGACGGCGACGACCAGAAGCCATAACGCGCATCCGTCTGCGCAAACAGTCCGGCCACCACGGCCGAGCCTGGCAGGACCTCTTCGGCGTCGGTGGTGGTGTTCCAGCGCTTGATGCCCGGGTCGACCATGAACAGGCGCTTGCCGGTCAGCTCGGTGGCATAGGCAATCGCCGCCTCGTCGGTGGTGCCCGGGCCGTCGACGATGCCGATCGCACCCAGCTTGCCCACCAGCACGCCCATGGCCACGGCCACCGCTTCGGTCGCGCTGTGCTTGGGGGCCACGACCAGCCGCGGCTGAAGGTTGAACAGGCTCTTGCCGTCCAGCAGGGCTTGCAGGCCGGTGCGTTTACCGTTCGCCTGGACCCCGCCAATCACTGCGCTGGTCAGCGCCGCCGCCTCGCCCGAGGACGTCACACCGACCGCGACAATGGCCGCCGCTGCCTGGTCAAAAATGGCCAGGGCGGCCTTGGTGATCGGCGAGTTAGCGCCAAACGCGGCCACCGCCTCGCGCGGGCTGGACAGCAGCGTGGGCACGTTGTCCTGGACCAGCCCCAAGCCCGGGGTGAAGGTATCGACCAGGCCGATGATCGACGACGACGGCAAGCTGATATTGCGGGCGCCGGACTCGACCAGGCTGGCCGTGACACCGTGAAAGAAGCCACTCATAAAACACTCTCCTAAGAAACGAAAAAACCGCCCAATTGGCGGTTGCGTGAAACGGGGGTATTGCCTGAATTACAACGCGGTCATGCGGTAGCCCACGGCGAGCCAGCGCACGCCGATGCTCTGCACGTTGTTGTTATATTCGGTGAAACTCAGGGTGAAGCCGGCGGTGGTCATTGAACCTTCGTTCAATGCACAGGTGACCGTCGCGGCCGCCACATTGCCGCCAGGCAGTTGGGTAATCACCGGCAGGACAATGAAAGGCGGCGTATCAAAGTGCCAGTTGAAGCCAAACGGCACGTTCCACACCCCGCCGGGCGTGTCCCC